AGCACCAGCAGCGGCAGCAGCTAGTAATGCACCACCAGCAGCGGCTCCAGAAGCAGCCACTAAAGCTAACCCCGCTCCAAGAAGCAGACTAGCGGCCCCTGCAAGTGCAATGCCGACTGCTAATACTGCCACTCCAGCAGCTAGAACAACAACTGCAACTCCTGCAAGCACAATGGCAGCAGCGGCAATTGCTAGTCCCGCTCCAAGTACGATAGCACCGGCACCAGCAACTAATGCGCCAGCACCGAACACAATCAGTGCTCCGCCTAATGCCAGAATGCCAACAGCGGCAGAAGTACCATAGGTTGCAATTGTCGGCAGTTGAGTAGCCAATAGCGCAAGCCCAGCGGTTGCTAATGCAATCCCCGCACCGACAAGTAAGACAGCTGCACCAAACGCCAGCATGCCGACAGCGCCAGCAGTCAAGGCGGGTGCGACAACAGCGAAGATCAGTGCAAGGCCGCCAATGGCAACCCCAATTGCCAACACAAGTATTGTTGCATTTCCGCCAGCTTTCTGGAAGTTAGTTAATGCGGTAACCAATAGAGCAATACCAACTGATGCCATCAAAACCGCTGCACCCATGGCTAGAAGCCCAGTTGCATTTGCAGTTAGTGTAGGTGCCACCAGTTTCAAAACGGCCAGAATGACAACAATCGAAGCTGTCATCGCTGCCAACGCTACAAGACCAGCAGTGCCAGTCTTGGCCAAAGCGGCAACACCGAATGCCAAAGCGGCAAAGCCAGCCGCGGCTAGACCGATACCAAGGCCAGCACCAGCCGCTTTTGCGCCCATAGCGGCAATCTGACCAGCAGACGCGCTCATTGGCTTCGGCAGTTTCGATGTAGCACCAGTCAACGCTCTAATAGCCTTTACAGGGGCTGATATAGCTGTCACAAGTTTGCCAATTCCGATTGACAATAGTCCAAACACAATCAGCACACCAGCAATCACTGGTGACCAGGCAATCAATCCTTTGACAAAACCGGCCATTGGGCTTTTGGACTTGTTAAGCCATGTTGCAAAATTGCCTAATGCATTAGCTACAGATTGAATTTGTGGTGCGATTGTACCAATGCTCGTTTTGATAACAGCATCGAATGCGTCTTGCATTTGAGCAATTGACTGACCAACGTTTTTTGTCATGTTGTTAGAGTTGTCAGTCAGATATTTGTTTGCGGCTTTGGATGAGCTGCTGACTTTTCCTAGAGAATCAGAATAGGCGTCCCAACCGGATTTGCCGCTCTTGGTCTTTTTCTCAGTCTGAATAAGTAACGGCAGCATAGCTTTGGCACCCGCAGCACCGTATAAGTTAGTCAATGCCGCAACTTTTTGAGACTTAGTCATGCCATCGGTAGCTTTAGCCACTTCTTTTAGGATTTGTGGGAATGGCTTAAATTTACCTTGAGCATCTGTGTATGTGATACCCAATTCCTGCATTTCTCCGGCAGCCACCTTTGACGGGCGTGCCATCAGAGTTAATGCGTGAGCCAAGTCTTGAGAACCTTGGGCAGCGCCTAGTCCAGCATTACTCATCAGCCCAATGGCCGTTGATGTGTCTTTAATGCCAATGCCCAACGTGGCAGCAGTTGACCCAACGTTGGCAAATGCTTGTCCCATGTCTTCGACTTCGGCATTGGACTTGTTAGCGTTTAAGGCCAAGATAGCTGAATCTTTAGCAGCATTTTTAGCGCCACCGCCCCAAATGTTCATGGCTTGCTGTACCGTAGTAGCAGTACCAGCTAGATCAGCTCCGGCAACCGCAGAAGCCTTAGCAATGGCTGGAAACTCTGTTTTTAGGTCTTTGATTGATGCACCGTTACGAGCCATTTCAATCATCGCATTGCCGGCATCTTCAGCACTGATAGGTAAAGTTTTACCTAATGAAAGTGCTTCTGTTTCGAGATCCTTCATGTCACCTTTCAGAGATTTGTTACTGGAACCAGCAATGACGGCTGCTTTGTTGATTGAGTTTTGAAAATCTCCATAGCTTTTGATAGCCCCGGCTGCCATAGCGCCTACAGCAACTCCCGCAACCATGCTCGCTTTACCGATGCTTGCCATAGCTCCACCGACTCGTTGGCCTGCATTAGAAGCAGCATCAGTGCCAGATTTGACTGAGGTCGCTAGGCTTCCCATTGCTGATTGGAATGGTGCGATGTTTGCTGTGAATGTTGCGACTACGTTTGCCATTAGCTACCACCTCCAAATGCGGCATTGAGTTTCTTAATCATTTCTACATCAGGCTTTCTTTCCCGATTGCCATTGCGTTTGAGTATCTTTTGTTCGGACTTATCAATATTCTTATAGCCAGTCTTCACTGACCGCTTCGGGTTCTTTGCGTTTTGAATATTGGCAATGTTGACAGCAAGTTCCATGAGATCACGGCGCATATCAACATCACGCAAAAAGGACCCTTCCAACATCGAACGGGCTTCCCACATATACAAACCGAATGGCATTTCGGGATCATATATCCCGTGACGGGCAAAGTCGGTTAAGAGAGACTCTTCTTCATTGCGTCCAGGGTATCCTTGGTCGCTGCTTCTTGAATCTTCTCTTCGGCTGTCTTGTTCTTCTTGTCCGTCAATGCTTTCCCGTATTTTTCGGTCAAGTTCAGCCAGCGTTGTGCTGCGTGTTTGAAAAAACCAGACTCATGAAGCTCCTGCTCAACTTCTTTGAATAGTTCTTGCGACTTGCCGTCTTCTTCGGCCTTGTCGAGTGCGTCCATAATGTCATCATCTGTGTATGACTTTGGCAGCAACACGCGTAATGCTTTGAACAATGCCATATCGTCATCAGTAACGAATGCCAGCCAGATTGAGCTTGCACCATCGTTGGCACCTTCAGCAGAACTGTATAGCTTATTTGCGCGGAACAACGCGCGGAAATTGAACTTGGCTTCTACTGGTTGACCTTTTACCGTAATTTCTAACATGATATCCTCCTAGATTGTCGTCTCATATCGGCCGCGGCCTACTCGTCTCTGTGTGTGATTAATTAAGCGTGTGACGTTGTTGTGGTAGTAGATGAGCTTGTGGTAGTGGTGGTTGCTGTACCGTCAGCAAACTCACCCGCTTTTTCTCCCGGACGTTCGAATGCATAGAGCTGATCGAGCATTGCAACCTGTTCATCAGATAGCGGGAACGTGCCCGGTGTACCGTCTTCATTCTTGTCAGCAAGCTTGCCGATGATGTTCAAAGTAAAGTCAATCTCGGAGAAGCTGTCTTCATCTGAGATGTCGGCACTGTCAACAACACCATAACCAAACATTGCTGGATAAGCCTTGTGGTCGCCTTCTACAACGGCCAGACGTTCATCAACAATGACACGCCATACTTTAACCTGACGGCCTTCGTGCTTAGCATCAATGATGATTTCATGCGCTTTGTCGCCCGGAACCATGTACGTTGTCAGCTCGATACTGTCTTCGTTGGTGGATGCGGCAATGATACGGCCCATCTTGGTTTGTTCATCAAGAGAATCACCTTCGATACTTGTATCGCCGGACTCTTGGTGAGCCGGCAAAATTGCAGGACTGCCAATGGGTGCTACTTTAGGATCTGTCGATTGGATAAAGTACCAAACGTCTTTGCCTCGATATGGGGTATCTTTTACGAACTCGATACCGTTGTTTACTGGAACTGCCATTTTAATAATCTCCTTCTAAAGTAATGAGTAGCATACAACGACGTAGTGGTTTGCTATCGCCCATGCTTGTGTCGATTGAATTAGATGCCGTCAGTGATTGCCACCGTGTCACCTTGCTAAGCGACCATTTAACCTTGCGAACGAAGTCCTCCCACTCAGCCGGTGGTGTGTCGATGCTGTCGTAGATGTCGATCTGCTGACCAACACTCGATAGTGTCCCCGTCTTAGATGACATGTCAGAATCAACGTGAACGTTCACGAAAACTAGTGGTAATGTGCTCTTAGCGTCCGGCTGAACGAATACAGGGTTGAGGCCGTCAGCGATCAATTGTGTTTGCACATCTTCGTACCATTGAGAAAGTGTCATTTGAATTTGGCCGCCCCCTTCAGTTTGTCCATTGTCGTTTTAATGAAAAACGATTGTGCTGCTGAAACGGCTGGACGAATGAATGGCTCGGCTGACATTTTGTAGGTGCCAAACTCAACAAAAGATGAATAATCGGCCTTGGCATTGACAGTCCCAGTTACAGATGTAGCTGTCTTCTTGACTGGCTCAACACTAATGTTGTTTGCCATGTATCCGGTTCTTTTTGGTGCCACCTGTTTAGCTGTGGCTTGCACCTGGCCAGTAGTGATCTTCATTGCTGATGATGCGGCTTCAATAGTCGCTCCGGCTGTTGCGCTTAGTTCTTCCATCAATTTATCGAGGCCTGACCATGTGACATTGGTATTAGCCATTGCTTGCACCTCCAGACACGATGAATACAGTTGACTTGCGGTTCACGAACGTCTTGTTGATTGTCCATTTGACACCATCAAGCTCAATTTCATTTACAGGCTTTACTGGGTTCTTTACGTGTACTTCGTAGGCCATGGTGTTCACAAGACCGTATACAGATAGCTCTTGTGCACTGGTGATTGGGATTGTCAGGCAAGTGACCGTCTCGCGCGTCTCTGTCGGCCTATCATGCAGCGGGTCAGCAGGTGGCACCTTCCTAATGAGGGTGATTCGATTGTTGTATCTCATACGAACCTCATCCCCGGTCGGCGGCTTTGCGATGACTCACGGTAGCCGTCCAGCGCGTCAGAATACTTAGACAAATCTATTGCTTCCCACGTGTTTGATACGTTGCCTTCGGTGCCACTTTGCTTGCCTTCATCACCGATGCGGTTATACATCTTCACCACAATGTCCTTGATTACCCATGCAACTGCATCTGGTACAGTCTGATTGACAATACCGTCTTGGTTGATATAAGTCAGCACACGTGCTGTGGCGTCATCAATCAGATCATTCAACAAGTTATCTTGCATTGTATCGGCCAGACCAATACGTAGCTTTACACTGTCTAAAATCGCCATCATTTCACCGCCTTTACTGCTTGAACATACTTGTATGAGCACTTCGACTTGTCTACGAAACTAAGATCATCATCAAACGGCGTTCGATTGACATACTGCCCTTTGAAGAACAGCCGTTTGTCATCAACTGTGACACCGGCATTGTGCATGATCTTGGTTTCATTCCATCGTTTCACGGGGTCAGTAGCCCAACAAAAATCGAGCTCATCACTGATGACGGGCCCGATATTGAAATACATCATGTTCCATAACTGTGACCACATTTCAGCAGTCCATTTTTGAATGTTGCTATCTACCGTTTGCAGGTATTGCCACAGTCGGTTGCTGTCGACATACACCTTTCGCCAGTATTCAGCTGACGGGTGACTGATGAGCCACTGAGCACCACCAGAATTGTGGTTGATTGTTTCAAGCGAAGCTACCGTAACTCCGACAATGTCAGCCATGCGTTTCAGAATCTCTTCTCCGTGTTCGCACTGCTTGATATAGTCAACACTGATATAGCTAAGCGTGTTACTGCACAGCCAACGATCAGGCTTTGCTTTCAGCTTGCGAAAGTCTGGCCGTTTACGGAAGATCACATCGCTGTCGAAGTAGAAATAGTCTTCATTCTCACGCTCATGGTCTTCTGCAAGATACTGCCACCATAGCCACGGCTTCACAGACGGGATATATTGCTTGTCTGAGCGCTTGTCAGTATACGTGTGTACTTCTACTCCATATTTGCTGGCAAGCGTTTCTGGCACCTTAGAATCATGCACAGTGAAGAGCAAAACGACATCTTTCATGTCAAACCCGACACTTTGCAGATTGGTTAGGCAGACTTCCAGCTCCCACTCAAAACGCTTGATAGCGGGTTGACACAAAATAAGCTTCATTCTGTCCTCCAATCAGCCGCCCGGTTTCCCGTACTGTCCTATTTCGATAGGCGACTTGCATCAATTAATTAAGCGTGCGAAGTGGTGGTAGTGGTAGTAATTGGTTTTACCTTGGTAGTCGTGGTAGTTGTTGACGTCCCGGCAGTGAAGATTGCCTGACGGTTGTCATCGCTGATCCACTGGCCTGCCTTACCGGCACCTTGCAAAGCAACGCCCGCAAAGTTCTCGGATTGAATCGTCCGAACAACGTTAATACCAGTGAATGCACGGCCGATGTTATCAGGTGCGAAGATGATAGACTTGCCGGCCATGTAACGCGTAGGCGTCTTGGTGATAACAATGTCACGGAAACGAACGATGCCGTTTTCGTCGATATTCACAGCAGAACCTTTGCTGCTGGTTACCAACGTGTGGTCGATGATTGCGTTGTAAACTTCGGCAGTAACGTATGCACGCACTGGAACAACGACTTCCAGATCAGTGTAGCGTTCGGACGCCGCTTCGAATACCTTGTTGACATCATCAACTGCACCAAGATCAGCCGCAGCGCTATCAACCAAGTAGGCGCCAAGTTTGCCGTTGAAAAGCCGTGTCTTAGCTTGCGCTTGCAAGTTCAGGCGATCAGCCACCGCAGCATTCAGATCGTTGTTGACGGTGAGCTGGTCGATACCTTCGTTGAAACTCCAGCCGAAGGAATACGGTACATCAATGTCACTGTAGATGATCTCTTTCATTGGCCCGAAGCGATTTGAATTGCTGGTGCCAGTGCCAAACGCAACGTTAGGATCGGTGTTGTAGTTGCCAACAGCAACAGGCACATCATTTGCCTTAACACTGAATGCGATCGCGTTGTTTTGAATGCCATCGAGTGCTTGCAAACCACCAAACGTTGGGGTGAATGTGCTTTGCACGCCGAAGACGGTTTGCATCAAGCCAATAAACTGCTTTTGGTACGTACGTACTGGTAAATTGTTGTTTTCTGTAGCCATGATTAGCTACCTCCTATTTTTTCTTGTATTGTGCCATGATTTTCTTGAATGGATCGTCAGCACCATCAAGGGCAGAAGAACCATTCTTAGGTGGATCGGTTTGTAACTTGGCTTCAACCTGCTTGTTGACCGTTTCCTGAATTGTTTTCTGAATGTTCTCAACAGCCGTCTTGATCTTGTCAGCATCACCCAACGCGACCAGAGAGCCAGCAAATTCAGTTGGCAGTCCTTTGTCAACTAGTAACGACTTCGTGCTTGTCGACAATTCGCGCTGATTGAGTTCAGCCTCACGCTTGTCGAGTTCAGCCTGTCGCTGCTTCTCGATCTCTTTGGCCTTCTCGTCTTCGGTCATCTTAGCAAGCCGAGCGCCCTCACTCTTTGCGTCCTCAAGCGCCTTAGCCTGTTCTGCTTGCCACTTGGCCTTGGCTGTTTCAAGCGCCTTAGCTGCACGCTTATCGGCCTCACTGTCAAGCTGAGCTTGCGTATATGTGGTTGGTGCCTGAGTGGTGGCTTCGGTTGTCTCGACTTCTTCTTGAGCTTGTGTTTCTTCTGCCATGATGGTTCCTCCTGTTTAGCCCAAAACGAATAGACGTGCTTAACGATCCCAGCCACGCCATAAGGCCCAGCCACGATCACACGTCTTTCACTTCACGCTATTATTTTTGAGCAGTTTAGGGACTTACTCGGGTCACAAGATTGTTTGCTAATTAATCATCAGAACGGAAGTTTGCTACCAGAATATTAGTAGCAATTTTGTGTGCTTCATCTTCATCTGCACCGTTCTCAACTGCTCGATCATGGGCCGTCATGTATAAATCAGTAGCCATCTTGTAAAGCTGCTTTTCATGATCATCCATAACGAGTCCCTCCATCGCAAAGCTTGTGTATTTGCCAATATCAATCTTTTGCTTTGCCATAAGTTCCTCCTACTCATCGTCAACTTCATCGCCGGTATCGTATGCTGCCCATGAGCAAAGACAGTTGGGGTGAGCAGGTATCATACCCTCAGCTTGCTTAAACGTGTAAACCTCACCGCTGTGTTGCAAGCAGATGTCACATGAGCCCGAGTTGATGACCCATACAACTTTCTTGTATCCGGCCTCGCGCGCGTTCAAAATGCTTTGGTGTGCCATGACGCGGTCGCTTTCTGTTCTGATGATACGGTCTGACTGATACTTCATGACACCAAACCTCTTGCGAAGTTCAGGGCTTTGTGTAATCGGATTGCTGTGCGTCAGCAGCGCATTCTTCATCATCTTAGCCAGATCGTTGCGCAAGGCGTCTTGATTTGACCAGATACGATCGCTCCATGTGGCGCCATCGAATAGCTGATTGATTGCTGACAAATCCGCTTTGATATGCTTCCCGTAAATTGATGACCCCAGCTTGGCCGTCTGCTTTGCCAAATCGCCAAGAGTGGTGCCGACATAGTCTGCAACCTTAATAACCACGGCAGTTGAGTATACATAGGCCGCATATGATAGCAGTTCGCCGGTGTTAGCAACTGATTTCTGCTTAACATCGGCCTCTTGTGCGTCTCTGTCAACTTGTTCTTTCAGCTCTGGATCGTAGTAACGCGAATCATCAGCATGTGTGTAGTCTTCGTGTTTCTCATTGAATGCATACCAGAATCCCATGAACGCGGCAGTATATTTGGCAACATCACTTGCTATCTGGCGGTGCTGCTTGTCCTGTTTGTCCGCGAACGCTTTGATCCGTTCCTTCGGTGTTTTCGCCATTGGTTGTCAAGTCCTCACTGTAGTCACTATTTGCTCGTTGTTTGGCAATCATGTCAGTAACCTCTTGCGGGTCAGTGACACCGGGCGCGAATCTGTAAAGATATTCTTGTGGCAATGTCGCACCCGCAGCAACAAGCGCTTGAATCTGCGTGATGTCGTCTGTTGGCAAGTTGTCGCGGAAAGTAAATTTAAGCGTGTTAGGATCCGTTTTCATACCACCTGAAACGCTTTGGTCGAGCGCATAGATAATCGAGTAGCGTTGATACAGTGACTTCTCAAACATGCGCCGCTTGATTGCTGCCAACTCGACAGTGCCAAGTAGCTTGTATTTCATTGCAACACCGGAAACATTGGCCGCAAAGTTGCTGTCAGTCAAGTCCGGTGTGTGGCTGAACTTGTGAATGTCATCCGCAACACGCTTCTTGTATGCTTCGGTCCCGCTGACGTCATACGCCTTATTGATGTACTTTGCGTCAACGCTCGTCTGCTGACCGTTTGCTGTCATTCGAGACTTAAGCAGCAGCATGTTGGCGTCTTTCTGCTCCTTAATCAGCTCTAGTTTGTCCTGTGCGAGCTTTTTCATTGCCTCAGGATCGTTGGGGTCAACACCGCTTAGAATCGAACTGCCGTTAAATAGAGCGTCAATGTCGCCGCTAATGACCAAGAGCGCATCGTTGAGATCTGTCATGTAATTGGCCGTGTCAGATTGCGCTGAGTCGTATAGGTCAATTAGTGAGATCACATGCTCAAAGTCGCCAGTGCGGAATCGATTGTTGTCATACTCGACAACAGGGAACACGCGAATGATCTCGCTGTGATCCAGATACATTGCTCCACCAACAGTAGTTGGCTTGTAAACGTCATGCTCCGTTGCTGTCCATGTTTCGGGGATGATGTTGATGATCGTCTTGTTGTTTTCGTCAACCAATTCAACTGAATGGTATCGGACAGCCATGATTGGCTGCGGATCAACATCAAGCGAGTAGATGACGAACGTGTCAAGCGGATCAAGACGAACGCAATGCTCGATTGAGTCACTACCGTAGTAGACATACTCGTAAGCACGCCCATATCGCGTCATATCGAGGTACAGATCATAGTTGAGCGCGTCTAGGTCGTTCACGCGTGTAATCTGATCAAGTCGCTGGTCGTCTTCATCAAGTTTCACATTCACTGGATTACCGACTGAATATGCAGTCTGGAAGTCAGCGATATACTTGCCGAATGAATGAACAGCTCGATAGTCTGCCTTGCCAGTTTCGATACGCCTTGAATCTGGCGTTAGAATGTCTTCGTTCTGGCCTTTGTAATATCGGTCAAGCTTTTTTAGCCGTGGAAGCTGATACTCGTGATGATGAAAAATGAACTTCATGATCCGATCCGGAGTGAGGTTCGTAATGTCTTCTTGATACAGTAAGTTTGATTCTTCAAATGGATCCATCATGTCACCCCAATCCTAGATTTTTGATTGTCTGAATACGTTCTTGGTTGCTCATGTAATGGCCAGCAGTTCTGAACATGAACGGCTCCATCGCATACCGTAATGCATCGATTGCATGGTTATTGGCATCGACTGGTGTGTTCGTCCAGTTGTCAAACTTGTCCTTTGAATAAACGTAGGTATTAAATTCTTCCAGCAGTCCTTTAACGCGGGGATGAACAACAAAATGATAAGACTGCATGTACTGAATGCCTTGTGAGACGCTGTCTTTGCCTTTGCCAGCCCCTATGATGTTCGGTACACCATATACACCTGACAATTCGGATATGAGCCTCTGCTCAGCACTATCAGCCGTTATCTGCAAGCCGTATCCTTTGTGTTGTCCAATAGCCTCAGCAATCTGCTGCGTTAGCATTCCTTGTTGGTAGAACTCGTCGTAGATGTACACGACTCTGTTACGCTGATCAATCGCCATAAACTCACCTGCTGTCGGGTCATGTTTGAACCCGAAGTCGAGTCCAACCGCTTTTGGTAGCGAGGCTATGTCGTCGTAGTTAAAATCACGTTGCTCGAACAGTCCATCAAACACAAGCCCTTCTGCAATGCCCCAGTCACCATATACGGCAACACGAGCACGGTTAGGATTGCGCTTAATCATGTCTTTAAGGCTTGCAATGTAATCATCATTTAACCACGGGTTGTCCGTGTATGTGGTTGTGAAACTGCGTGTGTGTGGTCTCCGCGTATCTTCATCGAAGAACTCACTCTTAAGCCAACTTCTGTCGCTCCACGGGTTGAACGTGATCACGGTCTGATAGAATCCTTGAGGATCAGGAAGAATGCCTCGCAAGGACTCTTCAACGGTTTCAAAAGCCGATTTCGACTTTAGTTCATAAGCCTCTTCTATCCATTCACGACAAATCACACCAACATCAGTCGTGATCGAAGTTATCTTGAGTGCATCGTCCATTCCTCTGAAAAATATCTTTTGACCAGTAGGCTTATATGTTACCTCAAGTGGTGACACTGTGAACTTAAAAAGATCGTATACTCCGAGATCGCTTGCAGCTTTTTTTAAAGCCGCAAATGTGGAATCTTTGTGTGTCCCAAAATATTGTCGTATGACCAGCCAATTGACGTAAGAATGAGCAAGAATATCTACAATCACCTTACGAGCAGCGGCCACAGACTTGCCAGATCCACGACTGCCTTTGTATGCAAGGTAACGGTCGTTGCTGGTAAACATTGGATAGTAGGCTGGAGAGACAAGGCGAGGTACATCAATCATTACTTTGCTCATCACTGTCCTCCTTGCCGTCATTCTTGTCAGGTAAGACGATATTGACGTTAACAGCATCTGTGCCATCTCCGCTCGTCTCACGTTTAGCCTTAGCTTCCATGATGTCAGCCTCAGCTTCAGACTTGCGAACGTCAGCCTTAGTTTTGGCAACCTGCTGATCTTCGAGTTCCTTGCTTGAGTTTCTGAGCATGCCCTTATACTTCAAGTACAGCTCAAGCGCTTCAACCTGCTGTTTAGGCCCCGGCGAATACTTCAGTGTCGTGTCTTCTAGCATTGCCTTTTTCAGGTTGTCGTATGTCGAGCTTCTGGCAGTGATCTCACGGCCCATGCCAATATCAAGCAAGTGGATGATTGCCTTTTCAACATCGAGATCGGCCTTGCGTTCAATCGGCTGCAGTCGCTTTTTGATGTACTCTTGAATTTTAGGTGTTTTTAGGGTCTTACCGGCGTTTGCTCCAATGTTCTTAGGGGAGTACCCAGCGGCTCTCGCAGCCTCTGTAGCGTTGCCTCCGTTGGTAAGATAGGCATCAGCGAATGCTTTCTGCCGCTTGCTTAGTTTCATCACATATCACCACACCTCCCACGTTTTTTCTTGTCTTCCTGAGCTTTCTTCTGAGCTTCCTCTTTTGCGATTTTCCCGATGATTGAGGCCTCAGCCTTCGACATGTATCCGAACTTGGTCATCACCATTTGAGCCATGAAATCACCTCACACATAGTAAATCGCCCTTGTATCATGATCGCTGTATTCGACCAGCTCAAACGTTTTGTGAGCAACCACGCCAATGTCATCAGTCCATTTGTCAGTTGGCTTGCGTGTCGATACTTGACGCTGAACGAATCCGCCTAGGTCTTTGCTCATCTCTGAATGTAGATGCCCCGTAAACAGCTCGCGATTCTGCGCTGTGCCTAACATGAATCCAAACTCATCTAGGTATTTTGCAAGGTAGTTGTTCTTACCCTTGTCTCCGTGAGTGGCACCAATGAAGTTGTGGCCTAACATTGCACCTTTGTAATGCTTCAGTGATATGTCCCAAGTGATGTTTGTCTGGTTGCTGTAGGCGCGTTTCAATAAACGCGCAAACATGTATCCAACTGACGGATCATGATTTCCGGCACAATACATGACCTCACACTCATTGGCGTTCTTAATAATCGCTTCAATCAGTGTCTCGAAGTATTGTTCCATTTCATTAACGGTCTCGCCTAAGTCGGTTGTTTCGAGCTGTGTGCCCTTTGCTGTGGTCGAGTTGATATTGTCCACGTGAGCTAAATCACCGCCCAGAATGAGCAATATCTTTGCGTAGTGGCCGCGTTGAATGATCTCTAGTTGCCGCTTCAATGATTCAGCATAGGCATCAAACGTGTGGCCGTTGAAATGCGTGTCAAAAGCAGGAATGACCAGATAGCGATCTGATTCCACAAAAATAGGAGCCTTGGCTTGATACGGCTCCTTGTGTGTGATGATGTCATTCATCAATGATTCATATTGTTCTGCTTCGACTAACGGCCTAATTTGTATCTTGCTTTGATACAATGTTGCTTCAGGCGTCTGCTTCCAGAAGTTGCTCGTGGCACGTACAAGCTCCCACTTGGTGTAATCGTACCCGTGAGCTTCCAAAACCTCTCTAGGCGTCATTTTGTGACCCCTGACAACCTTTAGAATAGTCTCGCTGGATTGTGTGCCGTCTGAATCGTATTCATTCTTCAATGGCTTCTGAAATTCGATACCAAGCCGTCTTGCTTTGCCTTGAAGAGCATCATAGCTAATCCCTAGCTTGTCGGCTGTTTCTCGTCTGGTAAATCCTTCAGAGGCGAGCTTCCTAATTCCACTGATTTGTTCATCTGTCCATTGCATCTACTCGCCTCCTGAAATTTAAATCAGATGTCCATTGGGTCGTCATAACACGGCCCTTCTTCCCACCACGATGCAAGACACTTAGAGGATTTTGTTCCTTCATGGTATTCCTTGTCTAGTTCCATTGTGACTACGTTGTCATAGCCATGTATTCTAGTTGACAGATAATCATCGATCGTGGCTTTATCAGTTGTAGCAAATACAGCATCAACCTCGGCAGTTCCGCCTTCCCATTGATCGGCGTCCCCAGCCTCGCATGTAACCAAGTACAGCTTCATGTTCTTACCTCCGAAATTATGTACAAAAATAGCACCTCACCGTTTGGCGGAGTGCTATAGTCCGGTGCCTACTCCTAGGGCTTCCCAGACTTGATCCAATATCGCTGGTCGGGATTTGCACCCGACATGATGTGCACGCTGGTCTCTCTAACACGGTTGAACCCAATCATCTACGTGTCCTAGCGTCTACCTATTCCGCCACAGCGACACGACACAAATCCTAGATACCACGCTAGGCCGCTAAAGACAGATCTGTCATCCGGCGCAAGTGTGTCTTCTTGCACTGGCCATTTGAGTGGCTGGTAGAACTTTCACCCTATCAGCCACGCTCGCTCTCCCAGTGTCAGATGGGGTCATCGCAAGCTGTGTCCGGTCGCTAAACTGGACAATGAGGCCGGTGGGATTTGAACCCACATACATATTCCGTTCATATGCTTTACCAAATACGGCCTCTGTGCTGTCCGTTTATCGTCCCCTCAACGGTAAGAGTGGCTTTTAGCCGTAACAGACGATACAGCACATTGCGTTCTGATGAATTTTTCATCGAACTATCCCGCGCTGGAATCGAACCAACAGCCGCACGCGGCTTCCACATCGGGATTACCTTGCCACAGCTTTATCATCACTGAGGCTCGGAGGAAAAATGCGGTGTCTTAGGATCGCTCCCTTGGCACAATACAATCATAAGGGATTCCGTTTTTAGTTCGCCACTCATTTATCAATCAATTAGTCCTCAAATAGTCCTCATTCATCGATCATTTATTGCTCACTACTTTTTCTGGGTGTGACGCCAAAGTACCAGGCCGCTGCTAACAACGCATTTTTCTTTCTGCGTGTGTAGGTTGCTGAAGATATATCGAGAATATTCATTGCATCACCGTCTGGCGTGTCTGTTTCGGGTCCATCGCAATAGCGCACCCTTAATAAACGCTGATGTGATTGTTTCGGCATCGACGCAATGCAATTGTCGCACCAGTCGCAGAACTTACGCGCTGATGCTTGTCTCTCCAAACGCTGCTGTGCATACAGCGGACGTTGAACAGTGCTGGCAGAAGTACCGTCTCCCCATGCACTGGTGATTTTTGGATTGACTGGCGCTTTTATGAATCCGCGCTCTGCTCGGTATTTATTCAGGATATCTTCGACTGCTTCCCGATCCTTTTCATCGCTAATTGATAAAAGCTCCATCACAAGCGCCACCCCTTATGGTATAATGAATTTGCCTAAAACTCATCGGGAAGGCGTGCCGTAATGGTACGCTTTTTTGATACTCTAAATGTGCTTTCAACGCGTGCGTTTGCTATACTACCTGTGGAGGCCAACTCCTAATCTTTGATTTCATTTACTCTCAATCGTACGTCTGGCCTCCGGCGCGTCCTTCATCAGACGCGCTTTTTTATTTGCCTTCAGGAGGCCGGATGAGTTCCCACGAATCAAGCCCAGCTCCATCTGCAGTTTTATCCAAGGTGTTTAGTGAAATGCTTCCTCGTCCAGATATTGCGTATTCAAGCGTGTTTATTGGTATGCCAATCTCTTTTGCATATTCAGACTGTGTCTTGCCAAGCTCATATATATTGTCCCTAATGTTTTTGGCCAATGCTTGTTTGCTATCCAAATTATTCGCCTCCGTCCTCATTTTCGGTGTACCAGTCGTCACTGCTTAATAGCCAATAGCTTATTTCCCTGGCTTGCTTGTAGATTGGGTCAACACGTGTAGTCATCGCGTCAGTCGTCCATTTAGACCAGGCAATGTCGTGTAGTAGCTTAGTTGCAAGCTCGGCCTTGGCACACAGCTCGCCTTGAAGATAAGCGTCAACGTCCTTACTTTTACTCATGTTGTGCCTCCAGCAGCTCCGGATTCTCAAAGATGTTGCCGATGACCTCTAGAGTTTTTCCAGATCCAATCGTTCCAAAATAATAATCACCAACACCAAAAGCAGCAGATCTAGGATCGTATTGAACCTCCATTACTTTCCCATATTCGTTTTTCACGACATCGCCTTCGTATATCTCCCGCCCGTTCTTGTCGTGGAGGCCGGTGTACTGCATCAAATGGGCTTCTTCGTCAATTAGTTCAATGCCATTTTTGCCATCATCAGCAGTTACCCAAATATGGCCATCAATATCCCATTCAATATTACTGACTGGATACATTTTGTGGTTGTGACTGCTATACGCTCTGAACTTAATCTCTCGTTTCATTTCTCCGCCTCCACATATGTCTTCCGAAAAATATCGTCAGCAATTGGCCAGTGCTCGCCGTTGATACCCGTTGCGATCCAGTCCCCATCATGCAGGATAAGATCGCCTTCAAGAGTCACAATAATAAAGTGACCACGATAACGGTCAATGCCGTACGGATGAGCCAATGCTTCCCACTGATCAGGGTTGTGACATGCACGATATTTTTCCTGCCATTTAGCTTCGTTAAATTGTTCTGCCTCAATGGTTGCCGTTTTCCGATACTTCTTTGCTTTCATAGCTTGACTACCTCTCCTGTTTCCTCAACGCGCCAGACACCTAACACCCATGCACGGGCGAAAGTGTCAACGCTATCTTTGACGTCACTGAACCAGAACCAATCTTGCACGCTTTCCCATTGAGTGCCATCCAATAAAAATGACGTACCCTCATCAAGCGCCTGAACCAAATCTCCACGATCATGCTTACGCATTATCAGGTATTTCCCAATCAATTCTGGAATCACCGGCAGATCATCTGGCAAGGCGGCAGCATAACTGGCGGTGAAATACTCTCGATCGAGTTCCCCAATATGTTGATCTGGTTCATAGACTAGCCCATCAATTCGAAGCTCGTCATCAACATACTCACTTAGCAATTGATTGAACACGTCCCGCTTCGTCTCATTGCTCATCGTCAGTCACCTCCAAAGGCTTAATTGCATTTACCCATGCTGGCGCGGTCTCTAATTCTTTCTGGGTAACTGTATGGTGTTTGTATGATGGATCTGTCTCGACTTCATCTGCTAGCCAGCGCCCTTTGTAACAATACGCATATAGCTGAAAATTATCGTTGTCATCGTTCTCTTCCAGTGTTCCGTCCATGGGTAGAAGATACTTCTTCTCCTTTGCCACGGTGTAGCCGTTGACGTAAGCATTAATCAGCAGCTCTTCATCCTCACCAGAGCTTCCAGAAATATATCTGGCCGGAAGATAAAAATCATGTGCACGTCCAACGATTACGGCTTGTTCCTTGGTTAGCACTACCTTTTCCGGTTCCTCAACAAGCGCGACAACGTGGCCACCGTACACTTTTGCTTTCAATTCAGCTTCATCTTTGTTTGGTTTTGCCCATGCTCCTTGTCCGAAAATACGGTCTTGATCTAACCACTCGCCTTCGTCGTTCTTAACCGCGTACAGTTTTTCTTCGCTCATTTTTCGTCCTCCTGTTTGATTGGCACTAGCTTGTAGTCCACATCTTCATACATGACGCCTACAACCTTGCCAGTCTTTTTGCTGATGTAGATGTCATCGAACGTGTCGTCTCCAGTTTTCATCGGTCGGCCTCCTATTGTGCGTTTGCTGACTTCACAGCCTGATCTGAATAGTCCTTAATGCTCTGTGCGTCTTTGATAGCCTGTGATAAGTCATTGTTTGCCTGTTTGGCGGCTTCCAACTGTGATGTAAGGTCATTGATGGTCTGCTGCTTAGCATCGACCTCAGCCTGTTTCTGGGCTACTGCTTGCTGGCCTTCAACAATCTTCTGCTGAATCTGGGCATCTTTGCTTGCCATGTCGTTGTCGTATTGCTGTTTTAGGGCCGCATACTGTGCCTGTGCGTCAGACAACTGATGTTTCAAATCGGACAGGCTAGACTGTGAATCGTTGATCTTAGCCGTCAGCTTGTCGATATTGTTTTTGGTCTCCACGATGTTCTGGTGACCTTGCCAAACATTGTCGGCAATGGCGGTTGCACCGGCCCCAAACATAAGTCCTGCTAAAGAAGTTACTGCAAATGTCAATTTTTTATTCATGATTTTCTCTCCTTAGTTTTTAAAGTTGTTCTTCCGTGAATAGACCAGTGTGATAGTCATAGCGCGCAATTGTGATCGGTATCTTGTACCTGATCATGAACAGCAACATTTTCTGCTTAGAATCACGAGTCAGTGTGGCATTCCCACCTTTGACGTCCACCACTTTCGTTAGCTTGCCATTTTCGTAAAAGCAGAAATCTGGAGTGTATCTTCGTGCTGAATATCGCTTGCCGTTTATCACGAAAGCCGAAATAATCTCGAAATGTTCCTGCATCGTGATCTTCTGTGGCCTGTTGCGAATCAGCCGATAGTAAGCACCTTCTGCTTTGCTTGCAAATCGAATGCCATCAATTACGACTGGCTGCGCATTGTACTTGCCTCTGCGTCTCTTGCGGATAACCATGGCTAACGACTCGCAATCTCTTCATGGCCGTTGTTACGGCGTGGCAACTTGATCTCAAACTCGCTTGCCACTCGTTTCACGAACGTTGTTGACTTTCCAATCCGTTTCGCAACGTCAATCAGTGTGTCGCATTGTGAGGCCGCTTCTGCAATTCCGCGCGCGTATTTGGCTCGGGCTTCTTTTCGCTTTTTTGAAATCTTTTTAAGGCCGTTGTTGACTGATGTCTTCAAAGTGTCGCTGTCATCAACACCGGCTACCGCACTTTTCTCGACAATCGATTTCTTTGATACAACAATCCGGTTGTTGAACTCTTGCTTCTCCATTTTTGAGAATGCTTTACTTTTTGAAATGCCTAGCATCACTGAGTTTTCATAGCGCTTAAGCAATTCAGCCTTGAAGTTGCGCCACACTTTGTCTCCCTGTTTGTAAAACCGTACCGTTACTTGTGTCATGCTTTTGCCTCCTGCTTAAAATGGCAAATCATCATCGGAAATATCGAGCGGCTTGCCATTATTAGCAAACGGATCCGTGGCATTCGCTCGCGAATCATTTGGAGTCGTTTGACTCGCGTTTGTGGTCGCTGTCGCTGATGTATTGGCTGTTTGCTGTGATTTAGAACTATTCTGAGACGTCTGTCGTGACTCAAGCAAAGCAAAATTATCAACGATTACCTCAGTCACGAACACTTTCTGCCCTTGCGCGTTATCATACGTGCGCGTTTGGATATGGCCTTCAACACCAACCAAGGATCCCTTTTTGGTGAAGTTTGCAAAGTTCTCAGCCGACTTGCGCCAGATCTGGCAATTTACGAAATCGGTTTCTCGTTCTCCGTTTTTGCTCTTGAATTTGCGATCAACAGCCAGCGTGAATGATCCTACCGCCGTGCCGCTTTGCGTGTAGCGCAAGTCAACATCTCTTGTCAGTCGGCCTGTTAGTGAGACACTGTTTAGCAATATGCTTCCTCCTAATTCTTTTCGCCGAGTTTATTGAGCTTTTCAAGTTGTTCAGCCAGCTTGGCACGCTGTTCGGGCGTCACTTCATGCTTTGGTTCCTGATATCCAGGCTTTAACCAATCAGGTTCTTTATCAACGCGCTCCGGCTTGCCGTAACGCTGTGGACCCGTGTAGTTAGCCCTAGCCGTTTCTTCGTGTTTTTTTGATTCTGCTTCGGCTTGCTCAACAGTCTTAATCTTTCGCTCTGTATAGCCGTCAAAGACTTTCGCTAAATATCGATCAGCACCTTTTGCTTTGACATCTTTACGGGCTGCATACTTAATGACCCAGCAAACCAAATCATCGCCAAAATTACCGATCCACTCTTCCAGATCTTGAGTAGCAATGGCATTGGGAAATCCCCAAACGTTTTGCCAGAGCAAACGCGCATTCTCATGTACACGAACGTCCGCCTGACTGTCTGTTTTATTTTTATTTACTTTACTTTCCTTTACTTTACTTTGTGTATTAATGTCAGCATTAACCCCGTTTGAACTGGAGTTATTGTCTGCATTAATCCAATACAATGTTGGTTTTTGCGATTTTCGTCTTTTGGTGGCATCAGTGAACGTTTCTTGGATGCGCTGACTGGTCAAAACGTTGTCCGACAGGAACAGGTCTTTATTGAAAGTCCCATACTCAGTCAGACGTTTGACCACTAGCCCCACCAACTCACCAGTCGCACCACTGACACGATTGACAAGCTGGTTTTTAGCTAGCTCGGTCCACTCGAGGTAATAGCCTTTGCGGTAGATCGCCGCGAGCAGATAAATGAAAATCAAAACACCCTTTGGTCCAAATTCACCGGTAATTGCCTCTGTCTTTTCGTTCGTTGCAAAGTCAACATCGAATGGAAAGTAATCAAGTCCTTCTTTTACTGGTCTTGCCAAGCGATCATCTCCTATTCAATAAGATCGTAAAGACTAATGATCTGTTGGAGATGCTTGGTAGCACGACAGTATTCGCAGTGCTCACATCGATGGGGTTTTTCCTGTCCGTTTTTAACTGCTTCAATCCGTGGCTGAAGTTCCTTCACCCTTTCCAACCAATAATCGAGCAAGTCTTGCGGAATTGAGACAGCAGCCTTATCAGGTGGATCTTGCTTCGAAACTGCGATGATCACCGGCACCGCCTGCACACCGTACTGCTGTCGGACTAGTTCTTGGTAAACGGCCATCTGGAGTGAATAGTTATAAGCTTCAATAAATGAGCCGTAACGCCGTTCATCAGGCAAATAGAAGCGCTTGTTGATGTCCATGGTCGTCTTTAGATCGGCAAAGTATTTATGATTTGTTGGAAGACAGTCAAGTTTGCCTTTCCACATCACACCACCAATCTCACCACGTACAATGACTTCCTTCTTGCCCTGATAGAACTCTTTGAACATCGGGTCCGTTCGGAGCGTTTTAATCATGGCATCAGCCATTTGGTATTCCTTCTTAAGCTGGCCTTTTGTGGCACCACGTGTTGAGATGATCTCTGGATGCTGTGCTTTGAATTTTCTGTGAGCATAACGGCTTTGAAAGTAGCTATGAAGATAGTTACCGACAAGTAAGGCCGTTGGGTCTCGCTTAGGTTTCCATTCACCTTTCATTTCAGCCAGTGCTTCAGCCTCGCAAGCCATGAACTTTTTGAACCACGTTGGTGACTCGTACTGCCAATCCATGCGATTGCTGTAGTAGTTCCTACTTGTTAGCTTGGCCTTGGAAGAGGTTTGCGACTTCTTTGTCTGTGACTGGTTGATGTTCAGATCGTTCTGCTTGTTCTGACTCTCTTGGTTCGTCCTGATCGGCATCTGCAACATGCTTTTTATCCTCCTTCGGTTTGCTATCAATCAAATCATCAAAGTTAGGTGTTACATCTCTTGGCTCCGAGTTATCGTATTCATCAGCAGTGGTGTCGTTTACGGCTCCAAGCAACAGATCATTGTCTGAGCTGGAGTTGATGAAAAACTTGGCAGCACGATTAAGCACCGTGCGTTTAGCCATTTCTTCAGGGAATTCTTGTTGTACCTTCTTGGTCTTCGCATGGCTCCAGCTTTGATCAATCTGTTTTTTTGTCATGATGGTGAAATTCTCGGTGCCGTTGTTGTCAACAATCACCGCAAAAGCACCGGCAATTGGATTATCTTGGTTTTCAATGCGTGGCTCGAAGACTTTCACAACCGTTCGTCCCCTATCAGAACCAATTTGAAAGTTGTCGCCTTCTCGAACAACTTCAGCCCAAACGTCTTTGACGTTGTCAAGCCTTTTCAAGATTGCTAAGCTTCCGAAATATGAGCGCATCAGTGTTAAGTCTTTGCCATAAGGAATGAAATAGACCTGGTTCTTCGCAGGGCTTAAACCCTGAATAACCATATTGAGCAACGCCTTTGCCTGTGATTGTGGGCTTGTTTTGTCTAAAAGCGACGGGCCCTTGCTATTATCAGATAGTGTTAGCCAAGCCGAGTTCAGGGCATTACTGGGACTATAATTGGCTGGAAGCTTCAAGCCCTCATTCTTCTGCATTTGAGTGATACGGTTGTTCACGCTTGCTACAATTTCATTAGCCATGTTCAAATTCCTCCTAGTAGTCGGCGGCAATCGCTACACCGCTGAGTTCGTGCAAAATATACTTTCGAATTTCGGCAGGATCATCTTTGATCGTGTCGCCTTCTGGGCCAACGTTTGCGATGATTTCATCGCCTGAGTAAATCGGATCGCCCTTCCAATCAGTGCGGACTTTTTTTATATCCATTTCACTTCGCCGCCTTCCGTGATAAACTAGGAGTGAAAATAATTTTGCTTAGATTTTTGCTTCCCGTAGTTGGCGCTACGGGATTTTTTTGTGCGCATTTGTTGAGCATCCGTTGACTAAGTTCGAACATCCAAAGCCAACCGCTATCTCCGTGGCTCTTGTAAATCACGTTCTCGGCTTGATCATGAATGTCTTGCCAATATGCCTTCGTATCACGCATAGTTCTTCCTCCTAACGTGTCCATTGTTTCCAACCTCCCACTGCTGTGGCGCCGATCATGATGCCAGCCAGAGCTACAAGCAGATACTTCCAAAAGGCCGATGATGGGTCGAACAGCACTGACATGATTGCTTCTAACATCGTTAGTCCTCCGTGTATGTTTCCATGAACTTGTCAACTGCCTTTGAGTACCAACGGTCACGAGACTTGTCGCTCTTCTTGTGACCATCATTGCCAGATTCGTATCGTGGCATGCCTGATTGATATGCAATACGTTCAAAGGCGTCGGTACCAAGTGATAGCTTCAACTTTGCACTTAACTCGCCCTTGTTCATTCCGTGGCCAGGCAAAGCATCTTCAACAGCTTTGTTTACCATCGCCTGAACCACTGGCTTAAGATTGTCTGCAAGATGAACTGCAATGAGTTCAGCAAGCTTGTCATCCTCGTTAACTTTCACCGCTACATCCATGCTTTCACCTTCTCTACTGGTCTGATTTGGGACTTTAGTGATCCGATTAGGCTTTCCAGACTTTCAACTAGTGATTCACCTGAATCGATGTATGATCTGATCTTGCTCACGTCGGTTGGTGTGAAGTGATCACGTCCTTTAGACATTGCTGGTTCTGCTCGTTCTCTAGCCTCTTCAAATTTCTTTTGGGCCATTTTTTCGTGGAGATAAACAACGTATGGATCATCAGTATCAAGATCATCAGCGAATACTCTTAACCCAGTCTGGTATTCGATCGCTGCGTTCAAAAATCGATCATTACCAATTGCAAGTGCCATGGGAATCAGCTTATCGTCCGGTATGCCTCTTGCTTCCCAATTGCTGACAGCGGCTTGCGTAACGTGCATTTTCGCAGCCAAGTTCTTACGGGTTAGGCCCTCTTCTTGAAGACCTCTTGAAAGTTCCTGAAAGATGTTAATTGCCATAACCACACCCCCTTCAAATGTGTACCGCCGATGTAGTAGTTTCACGGCGATATATGCGATGATTAAGCTGTAGCAAGGTAATCAATCATTTCATTCCTTGCACGTTCTTTCTCAGCGCTGATTGCCATTTCGAGCATGTCATCGTCCATGGTTTCCCAAAAAGCTTTGGGCTTATCATCGCGGTAGCTCATCAGCGCTTCGATCATTTGCTGTCGGTTCATTTGACTGCCTCCTCTCGCTGGACGTGAATGTGTTTACTTGTACTAATAGTATTATAGGTTCCATACAAAAGATCGTTTGGCGTTGTATTAAGTGCTGCTGCCAAAGCAATCAATGTTTTTGTAGAGCCATCTCGCCGTCCGTTCTCGATTGACTGAATCATAGAGACAGACAGATGAACACGGTTTGCTAGCTCTTCTTGACTCATTCCAGATCGAACTCGAGCCTGCTTTAACTTCATGTTATGACCTCCTTTGCTTATGTACATATAGTACAGTTACTAACTGTACATGTCAACTCTTTTTGTACATATTTTTTGATATTTATAGCCATTACTAAGAGTACAACATATAATACTAATCGTGGAGGTGCTTATATGACTACTGGAGAACGTATCGCAAGCTTGCGTAAAGAGCACTCAATGACTCAGCCAATGCTTGCAGAAAAAATGAACGTGAGCCAAAGCACTGTCACTAGCTGGGAAAATGATAGACGCGGTGTAAGCAACGAAGACCTAAGAAAAATGTCTAAATTATTTGATGTTTCCATTGATTATCTTCTTGGAAACTCGGATAAACGCCACTACTATTCATTGACAGACAAGGACTACAAAGATGTTGAAGCCATTCTGAACGATGCTATGAATGGCATTACTGGGAAAACTGGAGTTAATTATTTCAAAAATGGGGGCGAACTTACGGATGAAGACCGTGCTTTGTTAGAAGCCTCAATGAGACAGACAATCATTTTGGCCAAAGAACTAGCAAAAAAGAAGTTCACCCCCAAAAAGTATCGCGGTAGCGAAGAGTGACTTGGGGGGTGACTTCTATTGGGATATTCGGAAAGTGAAGCGCTAGCTGCTGCTGATCATATGTCTAATCGATACGGAACTAGTGACCCTTTTAAGCTCGCTAAACGTGACGGCGTTTCTATTCATCGAAGAGACCTAGGCAATAACATACTGGGATATAGCATGCAAATTAGCCGTATGCCGATGATAGTCTTGTCCTTGTCACTTAACGATTGTCAGGCAACAGTGGTTTGTGCTCATGAGCTTGGTCATTGCAAAATGCATCGAGGATTAGACACCAACTTTTTTAGCAGAGTGGGAGCTGAGCCTATGGTTGGTGATAACGAGTATCAAGCAAACTGTTTTATGTTTGAGCTTGTTTTCGGCGATCAGGAAGTTTCTCCTATGAATTACAATGCTGTTCTGGATCAGTATGAACTACCCCATTGGATGTGGCGCTACTTTGAAGTTATACATTGAGTCACAAATAATATTGACGGAGGATTACAAATGGAGCACGAAACACGAAGATCTCATAAAGAGATTAAAAGGCCTTTTTGGAAAAGCTGGAAGTTTTGGACAGTATTTATCGTCATTGTTCTACTGGTCGCCGGCATTTCAAGCTGTGTCAACGAGTTCAAAAAAGAATCAGCTTCTCCGTCTACGAGAATATATAAGCTGAATAGTGACAGATCAGTAAAGGCGATGTTGAAACATTACAATCCCGAAATAAAATACGAAAGCATTTCCGGGGTTTATGCTAACTCTGATGGATCTAAAACTGTTGGGCTTAATATCAAAGAGTCCGGAGGCGACCTATCGGACAAAATGGCAATGAGAAATGCAGGAAATGATGTTTTGAAAACCTGGGACGCCTTCAAAAAATCAAAGGGCACGAATTTTGCAAACATTGCGATAATGGTCACCTATCCAACAAACAATGGACAAATACCGATAATCAAGGTCCAAATTAGTGGGAATAAGTTGAAATCGTTTAACAAAAGCGGCTCTTCGTCATCGAGCGTTCCAAGTATCGCTACGAAATATTGGCAGCGAAATGACATGCCAGCTCTTAAATAAGCCAATTAAAACGCCCTTGCCTAGGGCTTTTATTTTAACGCCAGAACGAACATACGTTTGAATTTTAACCAAAAAACTACACATAGAAAGGATATGAAAGCTGTGCGTAAATGGAAAGAAGTTCCTCACCATCCTAATGTTTATAGGTATGAAACACGACGCGGTACTCGATATGGTATTCGTCGTGGATTCAAAAATAGTGTAGGAAAGCGTGATGAATACACAAGATCGGGATTTACAAATTGGCATGATGCAGAAGGCGAATTAAAACGATTTGAAGCATCTTTAGTTACGGGTGGCATTAATCCTCTAACTCACCGTGGTGTTACCCTGAATGCCTATTTTGCCGCCTTGGTGAAGAACCGTGAGGAGCTCGGCGTTTGGAGACCAGCTACAGTTATTCAAAAAAAGACATATTATAGAAAGCACCTACAAGAAAGATTCGGGAACCGCCCAATGAGCAAAATATCAAGATCAGAATATCAGCAGTTTATTGATGAGAAGATCAAATCAGGTTTGGCTCAAACCACAATGCGTACACTTAACTCAGTCATGCAGATCATCATGAACGATGCTGAGCACAACGATATTATCCGTAAGAACATGCTCAGGGGCATCCTCATCAATGGTGCCAAACCGCCTAAAGATGTTTCCATTACCGATGAAGACTATGCAAAATTTATGGGCACGGCCCAGAAGCTCTTGAATAAGTATCAACTTACAATGCTGTATCTTTTGACTCTTGGTGAGCGGCGTGAAGAACTCGCTGGCCTCCAATTTCGTTCATTTAAACGAGGAACAACCGAAGGCAAGCCATACTATGAAATCACATATTACGTTGGCAGAACGCCTCAGCAGCCGCTAGGCGGTCCCTTAAAAACTCCTAGCAGCTATCGCACAAACTATGTGACAGGCCCAATTATTGATTACATTGACTATTCCCTTCAGTACGCAAAGAACATTTTGGCACGTACTCATCGTGAGATTGGGCCCGAGACATTCATATATCTGAATGAGAAAACTGGGATGCCGGTTCATCCGAGCAACATCAACCGAAACCTTTTTCAGCGTGTTAAAGATGCAACTGGAATTGAGCTTCGTCCGCATATGTTGCGTCACTATTTTGCAACCCAAGCACTTCAGGACGGTTTGCCTCAAATGTCCGTCATGCACTGGTTAGGTCACAAAAACATCGACATGACAAACGACTATACCAGACCGACACGAGAAGGTAGCCTGAAAGTCATTAACGGTATGGGCCCAATCTTGTTTAAAAACGGTACCGCCGGCCCTGACGGTACAAAATGA